GTAGCATTTTTAAATTAGAAATACTAAAAACGTAATTAAAGGTTTCTTCTGATGTTGTACCTAGGTCAATATCAAAAGTATTTGCTGTAGCATCTTTTTCATTAAATACGCAAGCCACTACACTGCCACCATCGCTTTTAAAACTTAATTCAGAATGACCAAGAACTGCAGCTGCTTTTCGAATCTTATCTAAATTATCAGATGAGATATCAAGTACAACTTCACAATCCGGCATGTTAATGTCTTTAGTAGGCTGAGTAAGAATATCGATTTCTGAATAGAAATACTTAATCTTTTGAGAGCCGTCTGACATAGTTAAAAACTTATCACTAAAATCAAGATTAGGTTGATCCATAAGACTAAACAAAGATAAGAATTCGTTGAGATCGTATACACCGAACTCTACTGGAAAGTCTTCCTTAGTTGAAGCTGTCGCCATAATGGTTTTTGCTTCAGAAAGAGTCTTAAGTTGTCCACCTGGTTTAAATACCAGATTTGCGTTAATACCTGAAAAGTTTTTTAGCGTGTTGATAGTCTCGTTGGAAATTTTCATAATGTACCTTGTACCTTTATTGTTTAATATGAGTATATTATATCATACTTTTGGCGTAATGTAAACGTTTAATTCACTTTTATTCACTTTATTTTTCTATTTGTCCGCGTAACCACTCGTCATCGTCTTCAGTACTCGTTGACATTGTTTCATTATCTTGAAACGCATGAATAGGATCGCGTTTCTTACTAAGATCATTATAAGTTCGATCATGTTCGTATAATGCTAAGAATCCGTAATGAATAATTTTTATGAGATCTTTACGAAAATCAGATGGTACACCTTTCTTTCCATATCGACCATTATACTTATCAACGTTTCCTAGAAAGAATCCAAGACCATGACCACGGTCAATGATAACCTCAGAAGACTGAAGGCCACCTTTGCCATAATGGCCAGCGTAGGTTTTATCTATATAAGCTCTAAACTCAGCTATTAACTCGTTTTCGTTAAATTTGTAATTTATCTTTTCCATATCTTTTTGTGTTCCTTTGTATTCGCTATCTTGCTGATTATAACTCATTTTATAACTCATTTTGTGGCCTTAATTAAATTTATGGATGAATATAGTCTAAGTTGTGATTATTGCTATCAGTATCAGTAGTGGGTTTAGCTTCGATATCGACTATTTGTTCTTCAGCGTTAATATCTACTTTACTATAAAGATCTAAGAAAGCTGACTTCGTATCTTCATCGAACCTTGCGATACATAGATCAATGGCCTTTGAGCGATTATTAAAAATAGAGAATGTTTGAGCAATATGACATAATCTACGAGTTGAAATAACTTCATCGACACCTTCATCGTAAAAAGTCTTACGAATAATGTCAGCCCAAGTGATAAGCTTATCAACAAAATCTTTATCATCAGCTCCAAACTTAGTCATATGATTGTTGAGGATCTTAGTTTCAACAGAAGGTGATGGAAACTTCTGATCAATTGCAACTGTAAATCTTTCAAGGAATGCCTCATCAATGATTGAAGCAGCTGTAAATCTGCCATCATCTGAACCTTTACCTTTAGTGTTTGCTGTTGCTATAACATTGAAGCCAGCTTTAGGAGTAATCGTTTCACCAGTTTTCTTAACGAGAACAGGCTTACCTTCAAGTATACCTTGAAGACACATAATTTTATTTGTAGCTCGATCAATTTCATCGAGAAGTAATATTGCGCCGTTTTCCATAGCCTTAAGGACGGGGCCTTTAGAGAATACAGTTTCACCATTAATAAGTCTAAAGCCTCCAATGAGATCATCTTCGTCTGTTTCAGGATTGATTTGAACACGTATAAATTCCCTATTAAGTTTTGAACATGCTTGTTCTACCATGAACGTTTTACCGTTACCTGATAGACCACTAATATAAACCGGAAAGAACATTTCAGATTTTACCATTTTAACAATATCGTTGAACGCTCCCCATGGAACGAATGTTGGGTCAGCCTTTGCGAATGTTCTATCTTCGTTAACGATAGATTGCATTTTAGCCAATGGAGCAATATCAACAACATTGTTTGAATTGACTGGCTTTAACATAGTACCTAAGTCGTAAGTACCAATTTTAATTCTGTTATCTGCTTGCATAAGAGGATTATAATCTTTACCACTATAACCCATATCTTTGCCTAAGTTTTCGATAATATTTTTACGGAAAGTTTTAACGTCTGGGTAACGAGTCGCTAGTTCAGCTAAGATGTTTTGAGTTGATATTTTTAAGTCTTTCATAATGTAGATCCTTATCATTTAATATAGGTATATTGTATCACAGTTTGGGCGCTTTGTATACGTTTAATTCACTTATTTTTAGATCATTTAGTTATATACATATAACATTTTAATAAGTGAATCTGAGTGAATCTAATTTAATCAACAATAGGATTACCCTAGTTGATTCACAGAGATTCACTACGCTACGATTCGACCAAATGTTGTCATTAATACCTTGTTTTGCTTCTTGCTTTTAGAATAATTCTTAAATGCAGTGGTCATTTGGTTTTTAGTTTGTGTAACTTCAACACCGAAGTCATCATCTGAGGCTGATAAGTTATCGCCGCCTTTAATTAAGTAGAATTCTTTGTATCCTAATACGTTTTTAGCAACAACTACTTTGTTTTTTCTATATTCTTTGTTAGCGTTGTTTTTAGCATCAGTGTCATAATCGTTTATTTGATTTACTTTCATATTAAACATTCTATTATCGTCTGCCATAAAGAATCCAATGGTATTAGTATTGTATCGTTTTTGTATGTTTCGTAATAAACTGCTTGTAATAGTAGTACCAGAACCTTTACATTTTAGCATTTTACTATCTATCATGATATTGACTCCGTTCCATGAACCTGTATGTTTAACTTTAGCCACTTTTAAAGTGGTGTCTCCGAATGATTGAAGTCTATTTGCGTCGCCATCAGAAAGTACGACTAAATTCATTTTTTCGACTTGATGTTTAATTTTAAAAGTTTTAACTAAACTATGAGCCATTATTAAAGCTTGATTTAAAGGTGTTGAACCAAAGTCTTCAATTGGAGCAATTGTATCTCTCATGAGATATGAAGAACCTTGTGATCTTATATATAATGCTTTAAGAGCACTGTCGAAATCTTGTTTTTTAAGAGTTGACGATATAAGTAATGGCATCGCTAGTTCTTCTAAATCCATATCACCATCAATTAGTAAACCAGATGTTCTAAGCGCGCGATAATTTAATTTATGATTAGTTGTAGTAAACGCGTAAACATCAAATGGTATATTGACTTGCTTACAAAACAAAACTAAGTGAATTAGTTGTTCTAAAACTTTAGGTAATGAGTCATACATAGAACCAGAATAATCGACTAACATAATCATACCATGACTTTTAGCATCATGTAATCTAGTAGTTTGCTTAAATATGTCTTCGCAAATCTTATATGAATGTAGTTTATTAACGTCGATAACACCAGTCTTAGCTGTAGTAGCTCTAGCCCATTGCGTCGCAGCCTTTCGCATTTCAAACTCTTTAACAGCAATTCCAACGCTTCTCTTAACGTCTTTGATATACTTAGGATATGATGCGTTAAGATTAGTTAATTCAGTATTATGATAGCTATCCAGCTGCAACATCCGTAATTCTCTTTGTGCCTTAAGTTCAGAAAATGGAATAATTATTTCTTTTTTAAGTTCTTTGTTGATGTCTTCTATGCCAAGGATTTGAACGCCTTTATCGTCAACGTCTAATAATGAATCTTCGTTTTCTCTAAAAGCTTCATCAGTTACAGAAACTAACTCATCGCGGTCAAAGCCAGTATAAGATCCGGCTTCTTCGGGATCATCTGTAAGGTTTCCGTCTCCGCTTTCTTCATCATCATCAGACACCTTAGGTTGGTCTTCAACTTCATCTTCATCTTGACTTTCTTCTTCATCTTCAGCTTGATCGCCATCTTGATATTCCTCTGATTCTTCTGAATTATCTGAATTATCTGATTCTTCTGAATTATCTGATTCTTGCGAATCATTTGTTTCTTCTGAATCATTTGTTTCTTCTGGTTCTTCTTCTGGTTCTTCTTCCTGATTAGACATATCATATGCTACGATATCTTTAACTAATTCTAATACTTCTTGGAAGTCTTGAGTTGCGTTAGCTCGATTCATAAAGACTTGTTCTTCTTCATTGAATTCTAATTCACAATGAGAACCAACCTTTGCTTGTAAGTTGATTTTATCTATGATTTTAAGTTTTGATAAGTCGATGTTTGAAGTGCCAAAGAAGTCATCATTATAAAGCTTGCTATAAGCTCTACTAAATGGACCAACTAAACCAGGGTAACGATCTTTGATTTTTCGTTCGATCCTACAGTCTTCTATAACATTGATATAAGATCTAGGACATCCAGCTAGTTTTTCTGGGCTGTCATGCCAACCTTCATATGGGGTTTCTAATGCGTGGCCAACTTCATGACCAATAAATAAATCGTAAACGTCTTTACCCATATCTTTCCATATTGGAAGACCAAGGACTCTGTTTTTGATATCAAACCATGGCGTCTGATAGTTACCATGTCTGATAGTGATGTTTTCTTTGGCTAGGAGCTTCGGTAAGCTTGAGTTATTCATATTTTTGACCCTTTCCTTATTCCTTAATATATGTATATTATATCATAATTCGAGGGCCTTGTATACAAATGATTCACTCATGTTTAGATCATTTTGTTATATGCTTATAACTACTTAATCTTGGAAAAGTTTCTTTCTTTTATAAACTCAATCTTAGATCTAAACTTGTTCTCTAATATGTCGCCTTTGTGTGATATAATAAAGACATTAGTACCATCTTCAAGAGTATTTAGAATCTTAGTTAAACTTTCAATACCATCATGATCTAACGAAGAATCAAATGTCTCATCCAATACTAAAAGATTAGTTGCGGCTGAGTTCTTCATCTTAGCAATCTGTCTCCAAGTAAATAATAAAGCTAAATCTATACGTTGTTTTTCACCTTCACTAAACGATGTATAGTTAAATGCGTCTCTATGACGAGATCTAATAGTTTCTGTAAAGCTTTCGTCGAGATGGAATGCAACAAAGAAATCTAAGACTTGAAGGTAGTTATTAATAAGTCGATTCATAACTGGCAAATATTGTTTAATGACTTTAGTTTTAATACCAGTATCTTTAAGCATTTCACCAATTACTTCGTTATACGTTCTTTCTTCTACATATTGTAACTTCTTTTCAGTTACAGTATCTTTAGAATCACGCAAAGAATCTAATTCAGATTTAGCTGTTTTAATATCGCCTGAAGACTGTAATAATACACCAATCTCTTTTTGTAGTCTTTCAACTTCTCTTTGAACAATTGTGATCTTATCATTATTAGAATTTATATGACGTTGTCTATCTAATAATATTTGCATATCGTTTTGACATTCAGTAACATCATTGGTGTTTACATTAGATTGTACATCTAATTCAGCCATTTGTTTTTGAATATTAGCAGCGTCGCATTTAATTTTGTTTAATTTATCTATTTTAATAGGTTCATCTATATCTTGATCACATGTTGGACAATGTTCATGATTCTCAAAGAACTTAGCATTTGATACTAAATCTTTAATACGAGACTTAAAAACGAGACTTTTTGATTTAATATTAGAAGTTTCTGAATTAATAGTCTTGTATTTATCGTTTTGAATTTCGGTTAGACTAGTTAGGTTTTTCCCTTGAGTTTGAGAATCATTAACTAAATCTTTAACTTCGATTTCATATAATTTTACAGTATCTTCTTTAGACTTAACCATGTCTTTATTAATAGATTGTAAGTCTTTAACGTATTTGTTTTGAGTTTCTATTTTAGACTTAAATAAATCTAATGAATGGTTTATTTCAGATAGTTCTTCTTTAATCTTAGAATTACGTTCTTTCAATAATGAATTCATTTTACTAAAAATATTAATGTCTAATAGATCTTCAATAACTTCTCTACGTTGGCCAACTTGTAATTGCATAAAAGGAATAAACGAACTACTACCTAATACCACAACCTGATGGAATGATTTATGATTTAGCTTAAGTATATTCTGTTCTAAGAATTTCTGATAATCACGAGCATTTGAAGACTGATTGATCATATTGCCATTTTGATAGATCTCAAACTTACCGGGTTTAATCGTTCTATGGATTTTAAACTCAGAATTACCAACGTTAAACTCAACTTCAACGATAGTACCTTTCT